GTGCTGCCGAACAGGCTTTACCGTCATTTCGGACGTATACTTGTATCGCGCGCTAATCCGCAGAAAGTAGAGATGCGTTATTATTATGCGGAGATAGATCCGGCCATGTCCGTACGTCCGAAAGATGATGACTGGAAGGAATGTAGCGAGATACATTATAACGAGCTTATGACAAGAAAGGATGCGGTTACGAAATATGAGCAGACCGGAGCACCGTGCGAACATTGCGCATGTCAGATATATGGTCTTCCATGTCATTGTGCTTTTCCAAGGGGAGCCATGACAGGCTATTTCGAACTGTTGCATTGCAACAAACAGTATTCTAATAATCCAACCATTTAAATAAAAAAGACGACAATGAAAATTAATGTATTCAGGACACAGTGCAAGGAAGGTGCGCGTGTCTTTTTTGACGGGGATATCACCTGTACGGGGACAGTAAGGAAGATTTCAAAGGACGGGAGTCGGGCGCTTGTGTGCTTTGACAACGGGGATGTGTCCTGGAAAGAGTATTTCATGATCGATTTTATTGAGGACTAGCCATGGAGAACAAGAGAAAAAATATTCTGATCCATCCGGATCATATAGAGGATCTGGATAAGAAATACAAGCGGCTGGAGGAAAACAGAAAGGAGCCGGTAAGGACAGGTTATACATCTATATGCCGTCTTCGGAATACCAGACTGCACAGGGACATTCTTTTCAGACGGATGTTTGTCCGTGACAAAATGCCTACCGGAGCTTTTATAATATTTAAAGAACTGGGGAAGGACAGCGTCATGCTCCAGCCATGCAAGCCTGAATGGATGAGCCGGACACATATCAATCATGTGGGAGGACGTTTCCTCGGATGTCTTCGCTTCTTTTCCAGCTATGCTGATTTGGATACGACACCGCCAAGCCAGATATTGTATGATCTGAAAATAGATCCGCTGGTAACCTCATACACTTTCCGGCTTGAGGAATGGAAAGTGCAGGACGAGCATGACGGTGAGACGGTAGCGTACAAACTGATACCGTTGTTTCCGCTATGAGACTGGCAAACATACCGTCAGATATTAAAAGAACAGCACGGGAACTTAAGATTCCCGTGCTTCAGCATCATATATATGTTAATGGCAGGCATAAGCATGTGACTATAAGTAAAAAATGTGTTCGGAAAGCCGGATTGACGGAAAAATACTCTGTACAGATCGTTGTGCTGGGGGAAGTGAGGGCATATATGATATTCTCTTATGATCCGTTGTGTGAGAACCGTCCCCATCTTCTTTTTCTTCCCTCATCTTGTGAGATTCATAGTCCGTATGTGACACGTGCTTTGCAAAGAATCGGGGGTGGAAATGAGATATGCAGGTTGCGCTTTCATGGGAAGCCGGTTTTTCTGAAAGGCAAGGGCGGTACTGTCGTGACCGTTGTGTGGCGGATCTCGACATCTCCGGTAAGGGATATAGCCTCAACTGTTCAGAATATACAGAACAGGAACATGTAAGTTGTTATATTTGTGATGTTTATTATTCATTTTATAAAAAAGAAGTATTATGACGGAGAAACAAATATCTTTCTCGGGACTTAACCTGACACCTTATTCCGATATTTCTCCTGACGGGCAGCTTTCCGCATCTGTCGGGCTGGAGATTCATGACGGCAGTATCAGGCCTTCTGTTCTTGCCGGAGAGAAATATATCCTTCCACAAAGTCATAACTCCGCTAAACTGTTATATATACATTCCGCTACGTCATATTCACATTTTATTTTTCAAGACGGTCTGTCATTATATTGGGCTGATGTGAATAATAAGGGGGAATTGTCACTTACATTGCTGGATGAGTCTATACCTGCCAGTTCATTGTTGTCGGTAGGAAACACGCTTGTCGCCTTTGCTGAGGACGGGATGCATTATTTCTTATGGAAAAATGGAAACTACAAATATCTGGGGCAGAAACCTCCGGAACCACTTTTGGTGTTTTCCTTGCATTCAACTGTAAGAAGAAGCGGAGAATTTGAACTGTACAAGAAGGAACAGATGTGGATTAATGGGGATAAATGGCAGATAAAAGATGAATATGTACAGGGGATATCCACAAAAGTACATGCTGAGATAAACAAGTATATAGCAGAACAGCAAGAAGACGGATATTTCATTTTCCCTTTTTTTGTACGTTATGCATACCGCCTTTATGACGGTTCTGTCATCATGCAGTCCGCACCTGTGCTTATGTTGCCTAATGACTCCGGTGCACCGGTGGTAGTCAGTAAAATTGAGCGGCTGAGTCAGGTGATTTTTACCGGCATTGGTTATATATCCTCATTCTGCTCATGGCTTTCATACGCATGTGCCAACAATGACAAGGAGGCGATACAGGAGTGGGGGGATATTATAAAAGGAGTGGATATTTTTATATCCTCCCAATTCTATACATTTTATACGGACGGTGAAATAGACATGAGTCAGAGTCTGTTGAAAGATCTTCCCCAAGGCAAGAGCAACACATACGGATATATTATGGATGATTTGTCAGAGTACTCCTATCCACCAAGGCCTTTTAGCGAGGCTTATGATAGAAAGTTTGGAAACGAGGCTGCTGCTACATATGCATGGGGCATGGAAGTACGTAATGAGTTCAAGGAGGAAATATGTAACGCCTCCCTCTTTTATCATGTGAAGACTCTGGAACTGGACGAACTTTCCAGCGACATCCGCTATCTGTTTGGTGCGGAAGGGGACATGGATCATATTTTGAGCAATTTGGAACTTAGGGAGACATTGACAGATGATTATATGACACACGATATCATCATTCCTGACTTTTCCACGACATATAACAGCCGTCTGCATATTGCAAATGTGAAAAGAACTTTTTTCAAGGGATTCAATCCCATGTGTATATCACAATTTCTAGGTCGTGGGGATTCTTCGGTTTCAATATATACGTATATACATGGGAGCAACGGGGATGTTGTAGTCAAAAGTGATACGGAAGTTTTGGAACAGATACTTCCTGTATATCTGTTTTATCCTGATACAGATGCGTATAAAATGGTGATTGTGGTCGGTTCCATGGTGTTTGAGTATCCTTTGGCGGAACATCCGACTTTAAATGGGGCGTATTTTTGTAGCTTGTTAAAAAATACAAATGAATCGTCGGCATCCGTACCGTCCGTTACACCCTTGCAGTCTGAGGAACTGAGCAACAAGATGTTTGTTTCGGAAGTGGGAAACCCTTTTTATTTCCCATTGAATGGAGTTTATACAATAGGGAACGGTGACATTTATGCAATGTGTCCGGTTACTACAGCCATATCACAGGGACAGTTCGGACAATTCCCCATGCTACTGTTCTGTTCTGACGGAAATTATGCGATGAGCGTCAATTCTGAAGGGTTTTATTCAACCATTTCTCCGATACAGAGAGACGTATGCCTGAATTCCAGATCAATCACACAGATGGATTCGGAAGTGTTGTTCATTTCATCCAGAGGTGTTATGATCACAAATGGGGCTTCCATAGATTGTATATCACAGGCATTGCAGGGAGTTTTCGAACCTGTGCCGGAAGAAATTGGAACAAATATGGAAATGATTGACAAACCTCCTATTGAACTGATCAAGACAGCCATGATAGCCTATGATTATGCGAACCAGCGGATTATTTTTATGCTGAAGGATATGGATACGTCTTTTGTGCTTTCTCTTCCTGAAAACAGATGGAACACGGCCGTGTTTGGACGTGTTAAATCTGTTTTCAATATATTTCCATATTCGTATGTGCATATTGAAGACAGGATTGTCCGGCTCACAGATATATATGATTATTCCTCCGAGGTGATAAATAAAGGGATTGTTGTTACAAGAGCGTTGAAACTGGATACTTTGCAGTTAAAACGGCTTATGGATATGTCGGTACAAGGCATCTTTTCAGGTAAGCAGAAAATGATACTGTTTGCTTCACAGGATGGAAAGAAATGGTATAAGATAGGGGAAACGCAGGCCAGACGTGTGGGAGCGATAAGAGGAAAGTATTTCAAATACTACCGCATTGCGTTGGAAACAGCACTGACAGCTAAAGAGAACATATCAGGAATACGGCTGATATATGATATCATGCCTGAAAAACGACTAAGATAACGACTTATGAAACAAAAAGGTAAAGTCTTGACAGTATTCCGTCTTGAGGGAGGAAGCGGACAGGAAGCGCAAAGAGAGGAAATCGGGAATAGCAGGAGAGGGGGCGTTGGCCTTCCGTCTTATTTACCGGGAGGAGGTAATGACAACCAGTCTATTTTTGACAAGTCACTGGCGGCTGAAAGTTATGTTGATGCAGTTGATATATGCTCATCAACATTCAATTACCTATATAATTCCGCTTTCTCAGATAAGACAGGATGGGAGTTTTTCAATCTTTCAGATGATGCTTTGGGGGCATATACGGATTTGTATGAGTACCGGAAGTTGCTGCATATTAGCAATGGGGGAGTGTTACAGAAAAACAGCCTCATCAGGAAGCCGGAGAAACATAGGATATTTAATGAGAAGAAAGGAGAACTGACGGAAGAGAACATTTCTATAACTGTTGACTACACGGAAGAATATGATGCTTTGTTTCTTTCAGTGCGGTTCCTTTGTAAATCCTCAGGTGATCTTACAATAGGTTTTACGGATACACAGGGAGATTATGCGTTGAAGACGAAGCATATTGACCAATCGGAGGAATGGCAGGAATATGAACTTTCTGGGAAATGGGCCGGAATTGGTGATTTTTATTTGTCATTTACAGGATTGATAATCGTTGATATTTTGAGGTTGGCGGACAAAGCGTATGATGATCATCGTGAAGAGTTCAGGATATACCAGAGCCAGACCAAGCAGAATCTTGAGCTTATGGTGTCCGCTATAAACGAGTTGAAACGGATGAAATCAGAATATGACAAAAAATTTGAGGAAATATCAAAATCCTTGATCGAGATACGTGGTGAGATACCGGATGTAAGCGGCTTGGAAACCAGTTTGTCCGAACTGGAAAAACGTGTGTCCGCATTGGAAAAAGCCGGTTCCGGAGATGGCACATAGTCCGGTCTTTCGGGACCGGCACCGTATCAACTCCAGTCCGTGGGTCTTCTGCCCATCAGTTTTATTCTTGAACGTAAGGCATCACGCAAACCCTCTATGTCACCGGTAAAGAAATTCGCGTATTCTTTCGCCTTTTCCGGAAGTTGGTTATTAAGGACAGCACTCATTACATAATCCACCATCATACGGTGTGCGCAACTTTTGATGGTTTCCGTCATGCTGATATTGAAACTTACAGGCATGGAAAGCTTTAATTCATACATGCCGAAGTCACCAAAAAAGTAAGTCACCTCCGCTTTGCCGTCACTGCCTTCTATCTTTATCCTCTCGTTTGATGAAGGGATATACTCAAACTGCCCGGTACCGGTTACTTGACCAAGCACCTTGTCTGTTGATGTGCTTACCGTTACAGATACGTCTGTAATAACTCGGATGATGTAACTTTGTCCGGGTATAAGGCTGTAAGTTCCCAGTGATCCAGATGATATCGTTTCAGTACTTCGGTTCATTTCGTTGATTCTCTCAAGACGGTTGTCGTCTGTGTCCCGGCCTGTTATCAGATATTGCTGACAGACACGTTTCACCTCACCGAAAGCCTCCGTCATCGCTCTGGCCACAACCGGCTTTGTGGCCTCATCATCAGGTGTCATTACTTCTGATGCAGTTTCTTCTGTATCTTCGCTCTTTTGTAATGAGCGTCCTATCAGATTGCATTGCACCGCTACATCGTTTACTATCTGCTTTTTCAGCAGGCGTATCCAAATTTCTCTTTCTCTCATGGCTTGTATATTAAAGGATTATTATATCTGTCTCTTAATATAACATCTGGACCGGATGGATTTTCTGTTGTAAGCACATCCATGCCTGTGCAACCTATTCCTGTATAAAGGTTGTCTCTGTTGCGTTGTCCGTAGTCTGCATTTCCGGACTGGCTCTGTTGTAACTCATAGTCATTGTTATTGCGCTGTTCGTAGTCTGCATTTCCGGACTGGCTCTGTTGTAACTCATAGTCATTGTTATTGCGCTGTTCGTAGTCGGCATTTCCGGACTGGCTCTGTTGCAACTCATAGTCATTGTTATTGCACTGTTCGTAGTCGGCTTCTGGTACGATGAATTCTGATCGTTGGTTTAGGGCGGATACTATTTTTTTCAAGTATCCGGATGCACTGGTCCTGTATCCTTCACAAAGTTCTTTATCCGTTGTAGGCTCCAGCCATGCGGCTGCAAGATAATGTGAAGCATACAGTCTCATTGCCGTGCGTATCATGTCCGTGATACCTTCATCCATGCGTATGAAGTTTTTGAATTCAATGATAATTTCATTCCCGGAAGAGGTCATGTTTATATCATTACTGTCTTTAATCTTGCGCCGAAGCTCGCCTTCCGCTTCATTTACTGCGGCGGTAAGATAAAGATCCAGTACAGCTTCATTGTCTTCTGTTGCTGCTATATCTGGATAATTACCGCCGGCTTTTCCTGCCCGGGCTGTAAGCGCAATGACATATTTGAATATTTCCGGTTTGTTTATGGATGTTTTCATAAGTCTTAACTGTTGCAAAGTGCATATTCTTTGGTCATTTTCTTATAATTGTCAAAGGCTTTTTCAAATTCTTTCTTCTCATCTATCTTCTGTGAGTTCCATGGAATGAAGGAAGCGATGGATTCGAGTGCGTATTTCCAGTTTCCCTTGAAGCAGATGGCACGGTCGTCTAAATATATGTCGGCTATGGGCTTTCCGGAATTGCTGCCTTTAGGCTGATCCGGGTTTTCGTTTATGTAATCATAAGTGATGTGATTATCATTCAGGTATTTCTTTAATTTGGAACTGGCGGTGCGTGTTGTGAAAATGATGATTGTGAATCCTTTCTTTTTTAGGACTTCCATGGCACTTTGTACACCATCAATCGGATCACCGAAGATGTCATTACCTTTAAATCCGTCGTATTGTGCTATGACTCCGTCAAAATCCACACATATTGTTTTCTTTTCCATATAAAAAACGATTAATAGTACAAATATAATCTCATCTGCCGTATCTGCTTTGATATAATGCTGACTGCATTATATACATTCGTCCAGTTCTTATTAAGCTATTTTTGTCGTAAAAGAATAATGAACATGCGCGATAACGAACAAATATCTGACTCCTTGCTTTACGGGCATCGAAAATTCGACGGACAGCGGCGGGCCGAGAGATGGCTGCATGTAGCCTATAATGCATATTGCCGTCTTGCTCCTTTCAGAAAGATGCGTGCCGAATGCAAATCGTATGCCTACGGAAAACAGTATGAGAGGCAGATTGTTTACAACGGGCGGCATATAACGAAGGAGCAATATCTTAAGGAGAAGGGTATACCTGCATTGCAGACCAACATATTGGGTAAGATCAAACGGGTCGTACAAGGGCAGTTCAGAATGAACGATACCGCGCCGGTATGCAATGCTGTTGATCCGGAGGAGAAGGAATATGCGGACATTATGTCAGCCTTACTCCGGCAGAACATGAAGCTCAACAGGCGTTCAGAACTGGATGCGCGTACTTTTGAGGAATATCTTATATCCGGTCTGCCTATATATAAAATTTCATGGGCTTATCGTCGTGGAAAACTGGACGTGTTCACTGATTATGTAAATCCGAACTTTGTATTCTTTCCTGACAGTCTTGATTTCAATCTTGCAGACATACGGTTTTGTGGTCTCCTTCATGATCTTGACTTCTCCGAGGTGCTTGCTTTGTTCTCACATTCGGATTCTGATGATATAAAGTTGAAGGAGATATATAACCATTGCCTTGATAATGAATATATCGCCTCGCAGTTCAGCCGTGACACACGCACGTCACAGATTGAATCCACCGATTTCTACTATCCTTCGGAATTCGGAAAATGCCGTGTTATTGAATTATGGACGAAGGAGAGGAGGAAGGCCTGGTTTTGTAATGATCCCTTGGAGAGTGAGCCTTATTTTGTTCCTTATGATCAGAAAGAGAGCATTAAGGAAATAAACCGTAGCCGTCTTGAACTTAATATAAAACGTAATCCTGATGGATCCCCCATGCTAGATACGGACGGGGCTCCCGTTACATTCATGGATCCGGATAAATATGCGGCTGAGAATCTGATCACTTATGAACGGAGAATCGAGACGTATTGGTATTACCGTTATCTTTCCCCGGACGGATTTGTGCTGGAGGAAGGACAAAGTCCGTATTGGAATGGATCCGAATCTTTCCATCCGTTTGTGTTCAAACCATATCCTTATATTGACGGAGAATTTCATCCGTTCATATCTGAAATTATCCCGTCTCAGGAATATTTCAATTACTACATGGTAGCCCTTGATTTTTATATTCGTAATGCGGCCAAGGGTGTGTTGATGATAGATGAACAGTCCTTGTCTGACAACATGAGTATAGAGGATATAGCGGAGCAGTATGTGAAGAGTAACGGTGTAATATTATATACAAGCAAAAGATCTGGCAATGCCCCTGATACAAAGACCGCATCATCCATCCCGGGAGGATTCGATTATATCATACAACTGTCACGCTCCATGGTGGAGGACGTGTCAGGAGTTCAGGCGGCACTACAAGGTAAATCGGGAAGTTCCGAGAGCGGTGTGCTTTATCAGGCAAAGGCCGCACAGGCCTCATCATCCATACTGGATCTTATAAATACATTCAACTCATTTCTTACTGAAGTGGCATATAAGGTAGTAAAGGTGATGCAATGTTTCTATACAGGTCCGAAAGCGGTCAATGTCGCCGGTGAATCCATTCCCTATAATATGGATACAATGTATGATATTGACATTGATATCTCAATTAGCGAGGATAGCGACAGCCCGGTATATAGGGCATTGACAAACCAGCTTTTAATGGCACAGGCTGAGAAGGGGCTTATACCGTTCAAGGCGGCATTGGAAGCCGGTAATTTCCCGAACTCCAGTAAGATTATAGCGGTACTGGAAAGATATGAGAAGCAGTTACAGGAGCAGCAGGCAGCGCAACAGATGATGTCGTAAGTAGTGATTGGAAATTTTAATATTTCTTATAATGATGGATTATACAACAATTAGACTGGTGGTTGTAAGTATTAAAAGTTAGTATAAATAATAAAGCAATGAGAGATGTAATTTACAATTTTATCAACGAGCACATGATGATACATATTGTGCTTATAGCCTTGTGTATTGCGGCTACAATGGGGGCGATGTTAGTGGATCTTATCACAGGAGTAATGAAAGCCAAGCAACGAGGAGAGGCAAGAACATCCACGGGGTATAAGAAAACAGCCGTCAAGGCGAAGAAGTATTTCACTCCATTTATAGAGTTGTGCTTCATTGATCTGTTATGCTGTGTGGTTATCCCCTTTCCTGTTTTTTCAATGATTTGGACGGGTTACTGCATTTTCTGTGAGTTTAAATCAGTTCGTGAAAAATCATGGGAAAAAGCGGAGTTGCGCAAGGCTGAGAAGACAATGAGTGTGATTATTGAGAATAAGGATGATATTGCCAAGATCATGGCTCAGATATTGTTTGACAACGAAAACAAAAAAGGAGGATAAGAAATGAAGTATTTTACAATTGCGGAATTATGCCGGTCAAATACAGCAGACCGGCTTGGAATTAACAACAGATGCAGACTGGAGCATGTGACTGCTCTGACTGCCTTGGTAGATAATGTGCTTGATCCATTACGTGAGTGGTGGGGAAAGCCTATAACAGTAAACAGTGCTTATCGCTGTCCGGAACTTAATGCGGCCGTCAAGGGAAGTAAGTCTTCTCAGCACATGAAAGGGGAAGCTGCCGATATTGATACTGGCGACCGTCAACAGAACAAGTTGCTGTTTGAGTTTATCCGCAAGAACCTGCCTTATGACCAATTGATTGATGAAAGCAATTTTGCATGGGTACACGTCAGTTATCGGGCTGACGGTGCCAATAGAAAACAAATGTTAAGTTTATGAGACAAAGAATCTATATATGGATTGCGGTAGCGATAGTACTTTTACTTGTCTTTTCGTGTAAAACCAGATATGTTCCTGTGGAGATCAAGACAACGGAAACAGTGGAAGTACATGATACCACCATAACAGAAAGACTGGTTCCATACAAAGATAGTACTGCGACACGTGACACTGTATCTTTTCTTTCCAACCCTTATGCGTACAGCTGGGCTAGATATTCAGGTGGAATATTG